GATGGTTAGCAGGTAGTTAGGCTGTAGAAGAGCCGATCAGTTAGAAGCGGAAGTCTCTGTGTGCTGTGTCGCAGGGCATTTTAGGGTAGTCAGTTGTTTTGTCCCACAGACTGTCCCACGGCGAGCATTATTCAGCGGGAAAGGCGTCCGAAACACCCCCGCCGAGGCGGGGAAGACTCTTTTGAGAGATGCTCTTCTTGCTCACGTAGTTCAGGTGACGGAGGGCGTCAAGGACGGCCTTTTCACCTTTCAGCGTGAACCACTTGCGGATCATGCCGACAGTCCAACGGCCTGCGCCATTGCGTCCGCCGTAGTCCATTGACGGCGGAATGAATCCAGAGTCGACCGCATTACGCAGACTGGTTTCGGATTCATAGCCGAGGCTTTCCATGAGGCTCTTCTTGTCGAGTATAGAGTAGTCCGGCACGGTCGTGTCAAAGATGTCGATCTTCATTTTGCTTCCTCAGGTTGTTCCTTGAATTTTCCAATCTCTTGATTTCTCGGTTTCTTACTGACGGGCATTACTTTTTCCCTTTACGCTTTCCAAAAGCGCCGCCTGAACGGTGCTTTTCTTCTGTCGCCGGAGAATGACCGCCTCATCGACGGTGTCTCTGGCGACGATGTAGTGGAGGAAAACCGGGCGTGGATGCCCGGCCTGCGCCTGTCTTGTAGGGCCTATGCGCTCACAGATCTGCTGAAACTGTTCGAGGTTCCACCACTGCGAGAAAAAGACCAGGATGTTTCCGCCGTCCTGCAGGTTGAGCCCGTGCCCGGCGGAGGCCGGATGCGCGAAGAGGATCGGAATCCGCCCGGCGTTCCAGTCACGAATGGTCTGCGGGTCCTTGTCGAGGTGCCGTCCCTGCGGGAAGCGCTTGAGAAGCCGTTCAAGATCGCTCTTGAAATGGTATGCGACGAGTACAGGCATGCCGGCAGCTTCCTCGACGACCTCTTCAAGCGCACGGAGCTTTTGATCGTGGACTTCTTCCCAGGTGCCTTCCTCATCGGTGTAGACCGCGCCGGATGCGCACTGGAGACACTTCACCGAGAGAGCAGCGGCTGAAAAGACCGTGAGCTCCTTTCCGGAAGAGAGTTCCGCGACCATGTGCCTTTGAAGCCCGTCATAGATCTTGCGGGCGCTCTTCGGCAGGTCGACGTAGATCGTGTTTTCGATCGGCTTCTCGATATCGAAGAAGTCCCCCGCGTCGAGGCTGACCGTCACGTCGCTCACGGCGTGCTCGATCTCTCCACGCGCTTCCGGCGTCGGATCCCACTGCACGGCGTGCGGATCCGCTCCTACCCTGCGCTCCGTGAAGTACGCGGAGTGGAATGCCGAGAAGGAGCGGCCAAGGCGCACACCTCGGTCAACGAAGTAGTACTGGCCCCAGAGGTCTTCGAGGCCGTTGGGGGCCGGGGTACCGGTCAAGCCTACGAAGCGCTTCACTTTTGTGAAAGCAACGTGAGCGAGACACTTCGCCCGCATGCCGCCGCCTCCTCCTAGCCTGAAGCTCTTGAGCTTCGTCGACTCGTCGGCAATCACGGTCTTGAAGGGCCAATCAGCCCCGAGCTCCTTTTCAAGCCAGGGGAGATTCTCGTAGTTCATCGCGTATGCGTCAGCGGGCATCTTGAGCGCGATGCGCCTTTCCTTTGCGCTTCCGACCACCGGCTGAACCTTGACCTCGAGATTCGACCATTTGTGGCACTCGTCCGGCCACGTCGTCTGCGCGACTCGGAGCGGAGCCAGAATGAGCGCCGGGAAAGCATCCTCGCCCAGGCGCTTCAGAAGATCGAGGGCGAAGAGCGCGGAGGCGGTCTTTCCCATGCCCATTCCGGCCCACACCATGGCGCGCGGGGTGCCTATGATGTGCCGGATGATCATGTCCTGATACGGCCTTGGGGTGAAATTCACGGCGCGCCCCTCCCGGAGAACGGCGACGCTCCTTCGGCGAGCAGCATCCGGTCGATGGCGCGCTCGGAGTCCACGACGTATACAGCAAAGCCGCCGTCGGTCCGGAGCGTCTGATGCTCGATGAGCTGGATAGGCGAGGGCTTGCATCCCGGCGCCTTGACCTCGGCAAAGAAGCTGTGGCCGAGGAGCATGATGAGCTGATCCGGGGCGCCCCTGTGGCCTGTGAAAACCACCTTTCTGGAAACCCCTCCGGCGCGCTTCACGGCCCTGCGGAGGTATTGAATCATGCGTCCTTCCGGCGTCATCAGTCAATCTCCTTAGCCGCATCGCGTCCGGCGCCGCCGGCCGGAACTTTGACGTCATAGCGCTTGAGCGTCCGGTTGACCTTATGAGCGACCTGGACGGTCACGAGACGCTGCAGGTCCGGCTCGACGTGAAGGAGCTGCTCGAGCATGATCAGGGTATCGGCGAGCTCTCCGGCGAGCTCCACCTTGCGCGTCGGGAGATCGCCTTCGAAGTCGACGGCGGCGCGGGTGTAGTGGATGATGGCCGTCGTCGCTTCCGAGAACTCCTCGCCTGCTCTCCGGAGCACGTGCGAGGTGCCGAAGTGGTCGGCGATGCACCTGATCTGGTCGCACTTAGTTTTCGTGATTGCAATCATGATGCGTCTCCTTCTATGTCGTCGATGCGTGCTGAGATCTGCTCGATGACCGTCTGGAAGCCGAAATTGATGAGCGTCGCGAGAAGTGGCACCTGGGAGCAGAGGAGCAGAATTGCGCCGCGAACTCGCATCCCTTCCGGCGTGTCGGCGAGCGGCAGACGGTCGGCAATCCGAAGCGTCTTCGATGCCAATGCACGCTCGAGGTACCAGCGGGCTTTCTTGAGGTCCGTGACCTCCGAAGAGCCGGCCTTCTTGCCGGCGCGGCAAAGGTACTTGATCGCATTCCCGGTGCAGAAGTCATAGGCTTCGCAGACGTCGATCGGTTCGATCGAGACGCGGCAGGCCTCGTAATGAGGCGGATGGTCGATGATGTCGCTCATGGCAGCTGCCTCCATTCGTCAACGGACTTGATAAAGCCCTCGAGCTTCCTGAAGCTCTCAAGCGGTATGGTCATGTCGAGCGCCAGCGGATCGCGGGCGCATTGAAGCCGAAGCAGAATCTCCGGCTTCTTTCCCTTTACAGCGACAGGGACGGCCGAAACGCGCAGGCTGTCGCTAAAACCGGGGATAACGATTACCGGCGGGATGGGGCGCTGCTTGCGCGGCTCGGTGACGATCGGAACGGTCATCAGGCGGCTCCCCCGCAGTCGAACTTGATCGAGAGCTGGATCTGGTCTTCCATGATCCTGAGCTGTGCTTCAGTGGGTTGCTTGATGCGGCCCCACTGCGAGAGCGTTTTCCCGGCTTGACTTGCGATAGCTTTCCCCTGCTCATAGATGGCGTAAGCCTTGAGATAGTCCTTCATACAGGGGAGGCGGCTCACGAAGTTCTTCGATAGCTCATCTTCCATGCGTGTGAACTCGTCATAGAAAGCGTTTTTGAACTCAAGCGCTTTCGGGCCAGTGAACCCCATGGCGAGGATGCAGAAGCCCTTTCGATCCATCCAGTAAACCGGAACCTTTCGGGTGGAACCCAAGTCATTTATCTTGACTGTCTCAGAGTATTCGCCAAAATTGGCGTTTAGAGCCAAATCAGGGAGTTGCTCGATAAGTGCGCGAATGTCGCGAACTACGTGGTGATGTTGCTTCCCGAAGTACTCCGCAACGGTTCGGCTGGAAACGACGGGGCGACCGTCAACGATGGTGAGTGCAGTATGAATATTCATAGCTCAGTCCTTCTTGTATCGGTAGGCCTCAAAGCCGGCCGCGGATAGCGGCAGCCCTTCGGCCCAGTCAGGGTTATCTGTCATGCAGGCGGCAAGGCCCGCTTCGGTGAAGTCGCCGCTGTCCGGCGTTTCTGTGATCAATTCGTCATGCACGGAGAGGACGATCTTGTAGCCGCGGTCCCAGGCGAGCTTCATGCCGTGGGCGAGGATGTCGCGGGCCGTAGCCTGGGTAAGGTTTTCCACCACCTTCCCGGCATATGACCGGAGTTCGCTCCAGCCTCGCGTGTACTGATTCATGCCGCGGTAAGTGAAGGTAGCCCGCACGCCGGGGCGCGGCCTCTCGATCTGCGGATAGATGACGCATCGTCCGGAAGGAAGGAGCGCACAGCCGTACACCTTCGCGCGGGTGCCGATCCAGATGCGGCCGACCTTGAGCGGCGCGCGGCCCTCGGGCGGGACCGGCTCGACCATGACCCTGCAGGCCGCTTCGATGTCGGCCCACAACCTGGTGATCGCCGGGTGCGCCGCCCGCCACGCGCGCTTGATGGCCTCGCAAGCGATGAAGGTGTCAGGCTTGAGCCCGAGGAGCGCTTCCTCGCCCCTGTTCGCCTTCAGCCACCCGGCGAAGTCCGCGGCTTCCGTCCAGTAGCGCGAATCGATCGCCGCACGTGTGTGCCCCGCGAGCTCGTCGAGGTCCACCCGGTAAGCGCGTGCGAAGGTGCAGAAGGCTGAGACGCCGCCCTGATAGCCCATGGCGAGCTCGAGCACCTTGCCAATCTGGCGCTGCTGCTTCGTCACGTCTTCGGGCTTTACGCCGAAGGTGCGGCCGTAGGTCGCTTTGTAGAGATCGGGGCCCCTCCCGGCGTCATAGGCCCGGAAAGCCTCGAGCTTCCACTCCTCGCCGGCGAGCCAGGCGAGCACGCGCCCTTCGATGTTCGAGAGATCGGCAACGACGAGTTTGTGCCCCGGAGGCGCGATGATCACGCCGCGGATGCAGTTCGAAAGCACCTGCGGAATGTTCTCGTAGACGAGGTCGGCGCACTGCGACTTGATGGCCTTGATCGCTTCCTCAACTTCGGCCGGCTTCATCTTCCCGCGGGGCAGGTTCTGCGGCTGAAAGATGCGGCCGGTCCATCGTCCGGTGCGCGTTGCGCCCATGAACTGTAGACACCCGCGCAGGCGCCCGTCAGCGCTCACGGCCTCGGAGAGCTTCGCGTATTTCTGGACTGAAGTCTTTGAGTTCTCTAGCCGTTCGGCGATCAGCTCCCGGACAGGGTCCGGAAGGCTCTCGTCGCCGAGACGGCGCTCGAGCGTCGTCGTCCGGAAATCCGGAAGAGCCACGCCGTAGGCGTTCAGGACGTACTTCAAGAGCGCATCTCTTTGGCCGACGCTTGAGACTTCGCCGCCGGTGAGCTTAGCGACGGCACGGTCCGAGCGCTCCTTCGCCTCGTCCGAAGCGGTGACGGCCGCGCGCACGAGCTCTACGTCGATCGCCATCCCGAGATCGTTGATCTTCTGGTCAAGGTGCCACTCGCTCCATAGCGCCGGAGTGTCGTTCCACTTCGGAAGGCGCTTCCACACCTCGCGCATCGCCTCCACGTCGAGGCGGCAGTACTCTACGAAGTGCTCCCAGTCCTCCGGATGAGTCTCGGCGGTCGCCCTTGTGAGTTTGCGGGTCTCCGGAAGCGGCTTGCAGAATAGCTGCACGAGACGCTTGCCGTCCTTGTCCTTCGCCTTGTCGACGGGGAGGCCGAGGACCTCGCAAAGGTTCTCGAGACTCCCGGGGAGCGAGCACGAGTAGGCGAGGATCATCGTGTCCTGCCAGCGGTCCGGATCTCCGGCTTCGGGCCAGAAGCGCCTGATCACTGTCCGGTCGAAGGCGGCGTTGTGCGCCGTCAGGATGACCGAAGGATCGGAGAACGCCTCGAGGACCCGAGACGGAAGCTCCTCGCCCTGGGCGAGATCGACGACGCGCACGGGTTCCTCGTCGAAGGCATAGGCGAAAAGCATGATCTCCGCGCCCTTACCGGCGTCGACGTACTGATGCGTGCCGGCGCTAATAGGCGTTTCAGAGTAGGTTTCCGTGTCGAGCCAGAGTCGGGGCATGGCGGCTCCTTAGATCCAGTTGTCCGTCGGATCAGGCTCGGTCGCGCGCACAGGGGCGCCGGCCGTGAAGTCGCCCGGATCGAGATCAGCAGGATCGGCGTCCGGAAGATCGGAAGCGTCGACGATGGGACGGCCGCTGAAGGCGTCGCCATGGCCGAGGAACATGACCGCGAGCAGGTCCGCGCTTGCACCGCGGTTGCCTTGCTTCGAGTACGCCCAGGGCGTCGTGATCACGGCGACTTTGCACCCGGCGTAGAACATCTTCTTGGCGGCTTCGATGTCAAGCCGCTTCTTGTCCGGACCGTAAAAGTCCGGCCGCTGCGTGGAGCGGCAGGTGATGTAGTAGTTGCCGGCGTAGCCCTGCGCCTGCTTCTGATCGCCGTCCTTGATCGGAGGCTTGGCCTTGAGGAGCTGGCGCGCATCCTCCTCGGAAAGACTGAGCTTCCCGGACATGAGGACCTCAAGCGCCTCCTGCATGAAGGCCTTGATGCACGGAGCCGACGGCTCCATCAGCACCGTCGCTTCGTACTTGGGCTGCGCTCCCTCCATCGCGCGGGGCTGGAACAGGGAGGGGAAGGACAGGCGTCCGATCAGAGTGACTTTTTTGGACATGAGAGTGGTTCCTTAAAAAACGTTGGGTAAATCTGCCGCTGTGACTTTGAGGTACTCCGGTCGCTTGTCGTCGATCGGAGCGATGACGGGCTTCGCCTCCGAGCGTGTGGTGAGCGCTTCGAGCTTCAGCCACTGCCGCTCCGAGATGCCGCCCGTTTTGAAGATCTTCTGGGCCTGCGCGGGCGTCAGGAGCTTCTTCGTGTAGCGCTGGTCAACCGGGAGCTTCATGCCCTTCAGGAGGGTGTCCGCGGCCTGCTCGTCCGTCCACTTCCTCGGGCCTTCTCGTCCGGATACGAGCTTCCAGCCGGGGATCTTTCGCCCGGCGAGCATCGTCGCCAGGGCGTCTTCTTCCACGCGCTGACACCACTGCTTCACGGCGTCGAGGTGCGAGAGGACTCCGGCGAGGCCGTTGTCGTCGATCATCGGGACGGCCGCGACCGGGACTTTCACGCCGGTGGCCTTCGCGACCATCGCGGCGTAAGCCGTGCACCGGGCGGCCGCGCGGCAGAACTGACAGGTGCTCCGGGCGGGCCTGAAGCTCACCTCGTCGCCCTTGTCGCCGGCCTTCACCTCCTCGAGCGCGCGCTCGGCGCCCGCCCGGACCTCGCCCAGAGCGGCCTTGAAGTCGGGCAGATCGAGCGTCCACTCGGAGACGTTTCCGAGTCTCGGCTGCACGATGACCATTCGGACCTTCCGGATGTCGGCGGCAAAGTCGAAGCAGGAGAACGCCGCGCCCGCGTAGATCAGGAGCTGCGGGTTGTGCGGGGCTTCGACCTTGACGCCTCGCCCGAACTTGAGGTCGACGACAATCAGCTCGTCGTCGGCGAGCGCTACGCAGTCGGCCGTGCCGTGCGCGCCCTCCTCTCCGGTGAATTGGCTGATCGGCAGGCACTGCTCGATCAGGCGAGGTCCGGGAAGCGACTTCACGTAGTTGAGATAGGGCTCGAGGCCCGTTGCAATCTCCTGCGGATCGGCCATCAGGCCGGCCGGGAGGGCCGGGAGCGGCTTGCCCGTCAGGAGCGCCGCCGCGACTTCGTGCGCGTAGGAGCCCTCAGAGGCGAAGCTCCCGCCATCAGAGTCGCCCTTGATCTGCGAGCAGAGCCACGCCGATCCGGGGCAGGCCATCCAGCGCGCGGCCGAGCTCGGTGAGAGAAGAGCGTGCGCCATGTCAGCCCTCCGCAGTGAGCGCGTCGCAGAGCGCCTGGTACTGCTCCGGCTTGATGTCGCCGAGACGCTGAGCGCCGAACTCCGCGAGGATGCCGAGGACATAATCGCGGCCTTTTTCGGCGCTCTTCGTGACGCAGAGTGAGCGGAGCGACTCGATAGTGACGGGCGCGGCATCGCTCACCTCTGCGCCGGTGCCCGGCAGGTCTTCGTGCGAGATCGCTTCAACCTGCGGCGCCTCGGTCCGGTGCTTTGCGCTCTCTGCGTCCTCCAGCGCCTTTCGCGCGACCTTCATGAACTCGTTCAGCGCGGCGTACGCGTCCTTAGCTTCTTCCGAGCGCGCAAGTTTGATCCCCTGCGTTGTGAGCGCGGCAGTCGCCTCCGCCGCCTTCAGGTCGGCTTCGGCCTTGAGCGTCAGCGCCGCGGCAAGCTTCTCCATCGCTTCGGCATGCTTGGCAATGGCTTCTTCAATAGACATATCGTCGTCTCCTGGGTAAAAAAATCAGTTAGGGAACCAACGATCAAGGTCGTCGGCTATGACCATGTCCCGGGACGCGGAGACCGCAATCCAGTCCCAGCCCTTTTCTTCGATGAGGTCTTCATCCGCGAGCACTTCCAGCGCAAGCCGCTGAAAGGTGGGGCGGAGGAGCGTCCGGCGAAGCTCCCGGCCGTATGAGAATTCGTAGAGCGCCGCTTCATGGATTTCGTCAAGCAGCGCTTCGGCCCGCTCCAAAACCGCAGACTCGTAAATGTCCAGATAGGGATGCATCGCCGCCCCCGCTTACTTCGTGATCCGGTCGGCCGCTTCAATGAGGCCGAGAATCAGGGGCTTTCGGTAGATGAATCCGATGACCATGAGCGCGATAATCGTCAGGCCAACGGTAAGCGCAAGGAGCCGGTCCTCAAGATCCGTGCGGCGGGAGCCGCAGGCAGGCGCTTCAGGCCCGGTGAGGACAGAGAGAAGGAAAAAGAAGAAGGAGCGCTGGCGGCGCGAGGCGGAGGAGGTGGGCATGACAGTTAGTGCGGTAACATATTTCGGTAGTCATAGTGTAAGTGTACTTACTGGCCTACAGATACTTAGCAACCACACTAACTTAAACCATTTTGATCTACGTCAATGTCAGCTTCAAAATCGCAAGAAAAAAGCCCGCTTCTTGCGGGCTTCACGGCGCGACGTCGATTTACCTTACAGACACGAATCCCCTCGACGATCGACTACTCTGCCGATCATTCTGAACCGATCAGGTCGCTGATCGCCCGGAAGTAGCTCGTCGGGGTACGCGCCTTTGTCAGGATTATCAGATCTGATCAAGATATCGCCGTTTGAGCGGGGAAAAAGGCGCTTAACGCGCATATAGCCATCGAGAAAAAAAGCGTATACCCGCGAGGCTTGAACCACCTGATACGCGCAGTCGACCAAGAGGGTGTCACGGTCCCACAGCACAGGCTCCATACTATCGCCGGAGACGATAAATCCTTTGCACGCCGCAGGGTTGAGTTTTCTAGTTTGGAAGAACGAGCGGGGATATTTCACCGGCGAATATTCGGTCAGCTCGTCGTACGTGGGCATACCACAGTGCCCCGCGGACAATCGGGCCTCGTAGACGGGAATTGACACAAAGGCTTCATCCTCTTCTGAGAAATCTTCGTCGTCATAGGCCTCCGTATTGGTCTGCATTTCCCCGACGCCTTCCGCGAGCCATCTAGGGCTAACGCCCAAGCAGGCGGCGGCTTTATTGGCGGATTCGGCTTTTAGCGCCCTGGTTTTGCCACTCACCCAAAAACTGACCGAGGAATGCGTGACCCCACACGCCTTAGCCAGCTCTTGTTGCGATATCCCGGACACTAGTAGCGCTTTTTTCATTCTCTCTGCAAGCGTGCTCATGCGTCACCTCCTGTAAGCAGGGTAACAAAATAAGGCCGGCGAAGATATTCGGGCTGATGTTACTGTGATAACATATTTCCGTTACCACTCTAACTAGCCACAACCATGAAGCAACCCCGTCTCGATCGCGAGCTTTCTAACGCGATCATCGATGCCCTCGGCGGCAATGCCCGTGTCGCAAAAGAGCTCGAGATTTCATCTCAAGCTGTTTCGCACTTTCGGCGCCTTGGGCTCACTCTGGATCGACTGAAGTTCCTCAGAGAAAAATACCGCGACCTGCCTGTGATGCGACTAGCGGCCGTACGCGACTTCCGCAGGCCCGTACGATGACCACCTCCGCACCGCCCTCCTTCCGCTTCGTCCTCACATTCTTCTATCTAGCTATTATTCGGAGGTGACGATGTCCGTCGCTGATATCAATTTCCGGGGAAAAGGCGCCTCGCCGGGTGAGTGGGATGCCGTGATCGCCGCGGGGCTCCTCGAGCAGATGCTGCCCGTGGTGCAGAACCCCGGACTGCCGCGATCGCCCGCATCCGCTCTTAAGACCGTCGGTAAGGTCCCCAGCCAGCTCAACGCCTACGGCGAAGTCGTCGGCGTCCCCCAGTGGACGAAGCACGTCACCACGGCCGAAGAGGTCGCCAAGTGGCGCCGGAACCTCGACATCGGCATCTCCATCCGCCTCGGCGCCCATATGGCCGCGATCGACTGCGACGTGGACGATAAGGCCGTCGCCGAAGGGATCCTAGCCATCGCCCGCCGCTACTTCGGCGACGCCGCCCCGATCCGCGTGCGCGCCGACTCCGCGCGCTGGCTTATGCCGATCCGTACCGTGGACTTCACTACGGCCAAGCGCCGCTATACCCTCAGGTGCGGCGACGTCCCTGAGATCCTCGGCGACGGCTGCCAGTTCGTCGCGTGCGGCACCCACCCCAGAGGATGCAGGTACCGCTGGATCGGCAATATCAAGGACATGCCCTCCGTCACCTCTGAGACGTTTGAAGCGTTCATCAGGGAGATGGTCGACACATACGGCACCGGCGAGGAGCTCATCTGCCGCGGCTCCTCGCGGGCCCCCGCCGGCGACGATGCCGACGTCATCTTCGACCGTCTCTACCACTGGATTAAAAAGAACCTGCCTTTCGACGAGCGGCGCCCCGGAGAGCTCGATATCCCATGCCCCTGGGAGCACGAGCACTCAAGCGGCAAGACCCTCGACGGCTCTACGACCTACTACTGCGCCGGCACGCACGGCTACGCCGCCCCGGCTTTCGTCTGCCTGCATTCCCACTGTTCCGGCCGCGGTCTCCCGGACTTCGAGGCCTGGGCCGCCACTAAGGGCTACGAGCGCACCACCGCCGCGGACTTCGAGGGCATCGAGGCTTACCTGGAAAAGGAAGAGCACACCGACGGAACACTCAAGACGCAGGAAGAGAAAGATCACTATACCGAGTGCATGTACAAGATCTGCCGCTTCAAGGATGAGAAGTCCGGGAAGATCGCCGCGAACCTCTCGACCGTTGTCGCCGCGCTTCAGGCGGGGCGGGATTACTGCGGCGTCGACGTACGGCACGATACCTTCCGCAACACTGAGGTCTATCGGGAAAAAGCATCCGAAGACTGGCAGCCGCTCACCGATGCGCGCGCTATCGTCACCCGCAAGTTCCTCCTCGAGAACCGCGGATTCGGCAGCATTCCCCGCGACCTCATGCGCGACGCCGTGCTCGCCGCCGGATACGAGAACTCCTTCGACTCGATGAAGGACTATCTCGACCGGACGCTTCCCGAGTGGGACGGCGTCGACCGCATCACAAACTTCTTCGCCAGGTACTGCGCCTCCGCCGATACGCCGCTTCAGTGGGCCATCGCCCGCTACATGTGGGCCGCGCTCTATGGCCGCGCCACGTCCACGGAGGGCATCAAGGCCGATATCGTCATCGTGCTCGTCGGCAGGCAGGGCGCCCGCAAGTCCACTCTCGTACGTGCGCTCGCCCCCCGCGATGACCTTGCCGGCGAGATCTCTCTCGAGACACGGGACGCCGACCTCGCCCGACAGGTCCGCGGAAAGGTCATCATTGAGATCCCGGAACTCGTCGGCATGTCTAAAAAGGATGTCGCCGCCGTCAAGTACTGGATCAGCCTCGACCGCGATGCCTATATCCCGAAGTACCAGGAGCGCGAAACCGTCTCGCCCCGCAGGTGCATCTTCATCATGACCACCAACGACCGGAGCTTCCTCTCCGATACCACCGGCAACCGCCGCTACGGCGTCGTCGAGGTGGGGCAGATCAATATCGAGGCCGTCAGGCGCGATTCTCTTCAGCTGTGGGCGCAGGCCCGGGTGCTTTTCGAGAAAGAGGGGATCGACCACCGGAGCGTCGAGCAGCTCTCCGCCGAAGAGAATAAGAAGTACATGTACTCCGACCCATGGGATGAGGCCGTCGCCTCATGGCTCGAGTCCCGGGAGCGGGAGCCCGAAGCGGCGAGGCAGCCCCTCACCGCGGGCAACATCCTTTCTTTCGCTATCGGCGCATCGACCGCCAGGGTGTCCCCCGCCGATGGGCGCCGGTTGGCCGCTGTGATGGGGAGGCTTGGATATGCGCTCAGGTTCGCGCGCCTCAATGGGAAGTTCACGCGTATCTATCAGAAAAAGGCCACACCGGAAGAAGATGTACCTTTTTGAATGATACGGATGATACAGATATGTTTACGGATGGGCGCATGCATCCGCAACACCGCGAAATCCTACTCGCACAGGGGATTCTTCTTTTTGATACGGATGATTTCGATAAAAACGGAAGAAATCCGGAAAGGCAGATACATGCATACATGCATGCATGTATAGGGGTGGAAAAACACAAAAAAGCAAAACAATAGGAAAGTATCCGTATCATCCGTAACGCTGGCCTATATCCAACCGGAAATCCCTGCAAGAGTAGCGAAAAAACTGATACGGATGTTCGTAGCTGAATCCGTAACACTGAGAGAAAAGAGCTAGGAGAAACCCTCAAATGGACTTCACCGAACAGGAACTTCTTATCGAGCGCCTCGACAACTGGGGCCGGGTGTATGGAGAGCGCAGGGCGCCGGGGTGGCGCTCCTCGCTCCTCGGAGTTTTGAGGGAGGTGGGGTACCGGCAGGAGGCGCCTCAGGAGCCGAAGCAGGCCAATGCAGACGAGAATGATGCGGCTGTAGTGAACGCCGCCTGGGTGGCTATGCGCCAGAGCCGTGAGAAGCTCTTCCTGCGGGATACCTTCATGCATCCGGAGAGACCGCGCTACCGTATCTGCCGGGAAGTCGGGATCAAGGAGCACCTCTATCCGGAGATGCTCAGGCGGGCCCTCAACGCGATTGCGGCGCAGCTCAAACTTGGGTATACTGCTACTTGAAAATTCGAAGTTGGTGCTCGGGTCCATCCGAGCCTTTTTGCACCCGGAAGAAACGTAAAGCCTGATCAGAGATGACCGGGCTTTTTTGATGCCGGAACAAGCAGTGTAGAAATACATAACATTTGCAAAAATGCTAACCTCATGGTAGAATATTCACGTGTTCAACCAATAGAGGAGATCATGAAGCAAAGTGAATTTCTTCGGTGGCTTAAGTCGAGAGGCGTTGAGGTCACCCACGGAACCAGACACCTTCGCCTGAGAGTCCCGGGGAACCCAAAAACGCAAACCATGCCTCGACACCCTGGCGCAGAGATGAATGAAAATATCCGCAAGGACATCATTCGCGATCTTGGCCTGAAGGAAGTCTCTAAGAAATAAAACACACCCCGCCTTAGCCGGCGGGGCTTGCTACATGATCGATTAGCCGGAAATGTCAAATTTCGATTTTCCATGCCGCTTTGAAAAGCTTGAGGACGGCACTGAGATTGTTCGTTGCCGGGATCTGCCCGAACTTCTCTCCTATTCCGTAGATGGTGAGCCCCTTGAAAACTGGGCCCGTTATGCCGTCGAGGATTGCGTCGAGTTCCGCATTAAAGATGGAGAGATTATTCCGGAGGCGTCTCCAGCGCTTCCCGGGGAATATGTCGTTCATCTGGATGCTAATCAGGTCGCCAAAATCCTGCTTTCAAATGAGATGGTGCGCGACGGGGTCTCTCGCGCCGAACTCGCTAAGAAGGCAGAATTGAAGCTTCCTGAAGTGACGAGGATTCTCGACATTCACCATCCAACGAAGATCGATCGGATTGAGACCATTCTTCGGTCACTCGGCCACAGGCTTCAGCTGTCGATCGCGTAAAATCAAATCAGGGACGGAACCAGCTTTTCACTTTGCTTCACTGGTTCCTGTTCCAAAGCACAAGGGCTTCTCTCCGGAGAGGCCCTTTCTCTTTGAGAGGAAGGTATGGTCAGAAATTGGGGCGATGTGCGCGAAGTCCTTGAGGACATCGAGCGCGATCGGTTAGAAGAAAAGCTGAAGAAGCTTGACGACAACCTCACCATTGCTTCACAGCTTCCAACGACTGACCCGGAGGCTGTGGCCGCCCATGAGGCAGAGAACCGGTACTACGAGCATCTGCTCATGCTGATTGAAGCCGGACTCGTTCAAGGCGTGAAGGTGCGAACGAAGCCGGCGCCTCCACCGTGGTATTACGACATCGAGTATCCGCGCCTCACCATGGAAGGGCATGACCTGCTGGCCGCTTTGCGGTCTAAGACGGTTTGGGCGGCTGTCAAGGAAAAAGCTTTCAGCCTTTCCATCCCGATCACGATCGAGCTGATTAAGACTGTTCTGTCATCTATTGCAAAGGGGATTTGATGCCGCTGCTGTCTCTCTGCTCCTATCCAGGCTGTCGGCACCCGGTGCCGCGCGGCGAGAAGTACTGCGACAAGCACAAGGGCGCCGGAACCAGGCGCGAGCAGTTGCAGAAGAAGGAGCGCTGGGAACGGCGCTTCGAAAAGAAAGGATCTGCCTCATCTCGAGGTTATGGCGCTCGTTGGAGGAAACTCCGCGAGCGCTTCCTTTTTGAGCATCCGCTTTGCCAGGAGTGCTTGAAGAAAGGGCTCCTGGTGCCGGCCACAGATGTTGACCACATCATCCCGCATAAGGGCAATGAAGATCTCATGTGGGATGAAGAGAACCTCCAGGCTCTCTGTCATGCCTGCCACAGTCGGAAGACTGCGGCAGAGGATGGCGGTTTTGGAAATATCACGACTTCTTCAAGGCGGAAAGAATCCTGCTGGCCTGAATTTGCGGCGAAATCAGAAAAGCAACGATTAGGTTGATGAAGCCAGACAGGGTATTCGCAAGTTCAGCGCCTTGAGAGGAATCAAATTGAATCACTCCCGGGTGTGCGGCTTGATTGCCAATGAGTCTGCAGGCCTTGAATACTTCCGCTAGATCTGGCGGCAATTTCAGGCTTTCGATTCGTTCGTAAAGGTTGTTTCCTGTCCCTCCTAAACGCTCAACGAGTAGCTCTAGAGAAAGTCGAAGAAGGGCGCATGAAGATCTCGGTGAGGCGCCAAGTACGTCTTGAGCTTCGAGGAAAAGAGCTTTTGCATCTTCTGGCATATCGTCATGAGGCTCGATTCCATGGCGCGTTGGATAGACCATTTTCTTATCTATCCAAACAGAAAGATTGTCACAGTCACGGCATTGAGCTACTGCAATAGTTTCCCTTGGGAAAAAGTCAGCATGGGGGGTCCCAATCGTTACACCCCAACGAGCCCGAGCCTGGGTCCAGTACATCTCCGCCTTTACGCCGCAATGAGGGCAGGTAAAGGAGCTTTTTTCGAATGTTGGTTCGTCGTACTTCATAGGCAAAATAAATGGACATCAAAAGTAAAACTCTGAAGCTTGCTCAGACCTACACGGCCATCAACAATGCGCGATCTATTCTAGATGGGCTTGAGGAGCAAACATCTAACTATGCTTCTGGCGACTCCTTCGATTTAGCGTTATTTGCTAAGCGGAGTTTGAGCCTCAAAAAGGCGCAAGAAGTAATTCTTACGAGCTTCATTGAGTCCGTTTTGGACGAAAAGGGGGAGGGCGGGTCAAAAGTAAAAAGCTCATCCTTAGTAGACCGCGCCCCTACCTAGATTTTTACGCGTGCAAAATTTGAGGAATTTCAATGCCCGGCGGAAGACCCAGAAAACCGGATTCGGTAAAGGCCGCCCAGGGCACTCTTCAGCCCTGTCGGTCGCTTGAAAAACTGGCCGCGACGACGACGCCTGAGCTGGCGCCGACCCCGCCGGTTGGGCTGACGAAAGAGGCGCGGGCGGCGTGGAAGATTGCGATCGAGTATGCGCCGAAAGGCCTGCTCGTCGCTACGGACTTCACGGTTTTGGAGCGGTGGGCGAGAAACTACGCGCTTTACCGGAAGCTTGCAAAAGCGGTTGACCATGACGGGACGACCATCACGGTACTGAAGGCGGACGGCTCTACGGAGCTCAAGCAGCATCCGAACGTGAAGAGTCTGGTCGCCGTGCAGGGGGTCCTTGCGGCGTGTGAGCGAGAGCTGGGGTTTACGCCTGCCTCGCGCGCGCGTGTGAGACCCGCTCAAGCGGAAGAGGAAGAGAAGGATGACTTCGAAGACTTTTAAGGATCGAAGATGACGGAGCTGCTGATTTATCTGAGCGCACTGCTCGGCGGGATTCACCGTGTTGCGTGTTTCGGTAGTGGGGTGTTCGCCGGCCTTGGAACAGGCTGCATCCTCGCAGCGAGCTTTCACCCGCTGATGTCCCCGCCCCGCCGGAAGTTCTTCATCCGGAAAGGCTGGAGCTGTCTGCAGCTGACGCTGATTTTTGTTTTTCTCGCCCTGATAGTCCCCGGTGAGGAGACGTGGCGGGAAATGTTTGGGCTCTTCTTGGAGAAGTAGGCATGGAATGGCTTCATCTTGCGGGGGACATTGGGGCAAGCATCGCGATCCTGGTGTGCCTTTACTTCATTTGGGATCTGCGCAAAGAAGTGGAGACGCTCCGGGATCGCATTAGCGGCGGGTCACTCCCGGAGCTCGATACCCTGGAGGGCGGCGAAGAAATGCCGCAGGTAGAGGGCATCGCGTCGCGCGGCGGCAGTCAGGTCGCGAGCGAGAATCTCCCGCTCGGCCTCAAAGGTCCGCTCAAGTCTGGAGCTTCGGCTGATATCGCCGGGGTCCGGGAGCTGAGCGTCGATGAGCTTGTTGAAGCTTTCGGCGCGGCACTGCGCAAGGAACGGGAGATTTATGAGGCCGGCGCCGATCGCCGCCTCAATGATCTTCGTAGCTTCCTCGTGCATGAATTTAGTTTGAGGCTCTGAGTTCATTTTTACCCTCCGTGGGTTGGCTTGTGGAAGAGAGACGCCTCAATCATCTCACGGAGGCAGACGCATATGACTGCAAAGAAGACTCGCGATCACTGTGCTATCGCGGCGGACTACGCGGCGCGCGTGCTTGACGGAAGTCAGCTCGCATGCAAGTGGGTCAAGCTGGCGTGCCAGAGGCAGCGCGATGACTTAAAGCGATGGAAAGAGGACGGGCCTTTCGTATGGGACCCGGAGGCGGCATCAAGGGTGTGTCGCTTTATTGAACTCCTGACCCATACGAAAGGGGAACTCGCCGGACAGCGCATCAAGCTCGAGCCGTGGCAGGTGTTCATCCTGACGACGGCATTCGGTTGGAGGCGCAGAGAGGACGGCGGCCGGAGGTTTCGGCGCGTCTACATTGAGGTCGCGCGCGGGAACGGCAAAAGCTGTCTGTCGAGCGGCGTAGCGCTCTATTGCCTTGTGGCGGATAACGAGCCCGGCGCCGAGGTGTATTCCTTTGCGACGACGCGCGATCAGGCGAAGATTGTCTTCGGCGATGCGAAGCGCATGGCCGAGACGAATCTGCCGCTGAGGAAACGATTCGGCCTTGAGGTCCTCGCTAATGCGCTTTATGTGCCGAGCACGGGGAGCACGTTTCAGGCGAAGTCCGCAGAAGGCTCTACGCTCGACGGCTTGAATACGCATCTGGCGGTCGTTGACGAGCTCCATGCGCATAAGACCAGAGCGGTCTATGACGTGGTTGAAACGTCTCTCGGCAAGCGTCGGAGCTCGCTTCTGTGGTGCATCACCACCGCGGGGTTCGATACATCGGGCATTTGCTACGAAGTCCGAACGATGAGCACGCGGGTGCTCGAGCGCCAGGCAGTAGACGAGACGCAGTTCGCGATCATCTACACGGCGGACGAGGAAGACAACTGGACTACGCTTGAGGCGTTGGAGAAGGCAAATCCGAATTGGGGCGTGAGCGTTCGTCCGGAAATGATTTTGTCGCTTCTCGCAAAAGCGAAGGCGCTGCCATCAGCTATCAACAACTTCAAGACGAAGCACCTTGATATCTGGTGTTCGGCGTCGAACGCGTGGATGGATATGGGAGCGTGGGCGCAGTGTGAAGACCACAGCCTGCGGCTAGAGGACTTTGAGGGCGAGCGATGCATCATCGGGCTTGACTTAGGCTCGAAGAACGACATGACCGCTAAGGTCAAAGTTTTTCCGATCGAAACTGACGGCCCTACCAGGTACGCGGTTTTCTGTGACTTCTACCTTCCGGAGAGAGCGGTAGAAAACGCTGTCAACTCTCAGTATTCCGGATGGGCCGAAGAAGGCCATCTCCATGTCACTCCCGGCGCGATGACGGATCTGAACGTCGTCGAAGAGGATCTGAGGGAAGACCTCAGCCGTTTCAACGTCGAAGCCGTGGTTTATGACCCATGGCAAGCGACGCAAATGGCGACGACGCTTTCTGAGGATGACGCGCCCATGGTCGAGTGCCGCATGACGGTACAGAACATGAGCGACCCGATGAAAAGCGTGGAGGCGCTGGTACTGGACCGCCGGCTTTTGCATGACGGCAACCCGATTCTGACGTGGATGATGGGGAACGTCGTGGCCAAGCTGGACGCGAAGGACAACATCTTTCCGCGGAAGGAAAGATACGAGCAAAAGATCGACGGCGTGATTGCGCTCATCATGGCGATGGGAAATGCGCTCGCCGACGATAACGACGACTTCAAGGGTTTTGTGGAGTCGGGTCAGGAAACTTTCTTTGAGTGGTGATGAATGTTTGTAAGGCGACTTGTCAGCTGGGTGACCGGGTGGGGAGGGCCGCTCGGCACCGCGTCCGGGCAGCAGCTTGGCCTGCCGCTGGCGCCGATTATTGACCAGACGAAGCTAACGCCGCCCGATGCGGCGCTGCAGATTTCGGCGGTCTTCGCGTGCGTGGAGATTCTCGCGCAGACAATATCGACGCTTCCGCTTTATGTCTATCGAGATAAAGGCGATGGGCGCGTTCCGGACAAGATGAACCGGCTGTGGCTGCTGCTGCACGAAAGACCGAACGATTGGATGACGCCGTCGGAGTTCCTTTCGGCGATGGTTGTCAATCGCATGCTTCGCGGGAATGCCTATGCGCTCATTGAGCGCGATGGCACCGGGGAGCCGATTGCGCTGATCCCGCTGTCTCCCGACCAGATGGAAGTTTCCGTCGTCGATGGCGGAGAGGTTTACGTTTATTACCAGGATGGCGACATCACGGCGCTTGCGCCCGAGAACGTCATTCATTGGAAAGGCCTCGGCAATGGGTTCCTCGGGCTTTCGAAGCTGGACTTTATGCGCGCCACGACCAATGAGGCTATCCGGTCGCAGGACAACGCGAATTCGCTGTATGGGAAGGGATCGAAGCCAACGGGCGTGCTGCAGACTGACTCAAAGCTGAGCGCGGAGCAGGTTGCGGCGCTGATGACGCGCTTTCAGACGAACATGACTTCGTCCGGCGGCGGGCTGATCATCGCAGACCGAGGGCTCAAGTATTCCCAGATGTCGCTTTCGCCCGCTGATGCCCAGCTCCTCGAGACGCGGCGCTTCACGATTGAAGAGATTTGTCGATGGTTTGGGGTGCCCGGCGTGCTCGTTGGAACAACGGGGCAAACGACATGGGGCTCGGGCATTGAGCAAATCGTCTCGGGGTTCCACAAATTCACGATCGGGCCGCTTTGCAAGCAGCTCGAACAGGCGCTCGAGCGAAGGCTGAAGCACTACGAACCGATCACGATCGAGTTCAAGATGGATGGGCTTCTCCGGACCGATCCGGCGAGCAGAGCGGCCTTCTACTCGACGATGAGCCAGAACGGAGCGATGACGAGAAACGAAATCAGACGCCTTGAGAACCTTCCGCCGATGGAAGGCGGGGACGAGCTCACGGCGCAGAGCAACCTGGTGCCGCTCCGGAAGCTCGGGCAAGTACAGCCGGCGTCTTCGCCGATCAATGGTGAACCCGTGAGGCAGTAAATATGGGAAAGGAATTCAAGAGCATTGAGCTCAAGGATGTCGACCTGAAGTTCGAAGGTGGAGAGCTGCGGAAGTTCAGCGGCTACGCCTCGGTCTTCAATGGTGACGACAGCTATCACGACACGATTCTTCCGGGTGCGTTCAAGGACTCGCTCGCGAAGTACGGTCTGCCGAAGATGTTTTACGGCCACCAGTGGGGACTTCCTATCGGGAAGTGGACCTCGGCGGTAGAGGATGAAAAGGGCCTGCGTGTTGAGGGCGAACTTACCCCTGGGAACCCGCAGGCGGACGCGGTGCTCGCGGCCCTGAAGCACGGAACGGTTGACGGCCTTTCTATCGGCTTCAGCATGCGCGGCGGCGCTCAGGATGAGAAGAAGGAAGGTGGCCGGGTGATCAAGTCCGTCGGACGCCTCTTCGAGATCTCTGTCGTGAGCTTCCCGGCGGACGGCGCGGCCCGCATCACGGAAGTCAGGTCTGAAGATCTGGATGAAATCGAAAGTATCAGAGACCTCGAAGGTTTCCTGCGGGATGCAGGCGGCTTTTCGAAGTCTGCCGCGACGGCTCTCGTCGCAAAAGCCAGAAAGCTCTTCAAGGATCAGAGGGAGTCTGAAGCCGACGAGGAGAAGGCGACCACGGAGCTTCTTGAACGGATCAGGAAGCTTGAAAAATCCATTGGAGAATAAAAGATGGAATTCAAAGAAGTACTGGACGCCCTCGACAAGATCGAAGGCAAGATGTCTGAAACCGCCGCTTCGAACAAGGAGCGCCTGGACGAGCTCGGCGAACAGCAGAGGAAGTTCGCGAATCAGATCCTCGAGCTTCAGCAGAAGGGCGTAAAGGTTCAGGGCGAAAAGCCGGAAGCAAAGTCCGCGGGCGATCAGTTCATTGCCGCCGACGGCTTCAAGGCGTTTGCCGCAGGCTCCACGCAGAAAACTCGCGTCGAGCTTTCGGAGACCTTTGCCAAATCTGAGACGACTGCGCTCAACCCGATCACGACTCCGACCGGCGGCATCATCCAGGCGTACCGTCGCCCCGGCATCATGCCCGGCGCTTTCCGCCCGCTCACGATTGAAGGCCTCTTCCCGTCGCTTCCGATTTCGACGAACTCGTTTGAATACGTGAAGGAGCGCGATGACGGCTTTGTGAACGGCGCGGCCTTCGTCGCTGAAGCCGCGCAGAAGCCCTTCGGCTCGACGTCTTTTGAAACGGTGACGGGCACGGTCAAGACGATCGCTCACCTTGCCCGCGTCTCGAAGCAGCTCATGGCGGACGGCCCTGCCCTCGTCGCCTACATCAATCAGCGCCTTGTCTACGGCGTTGATCTGGTGGTCGAAGACCAGCTGATTTCCGGCGACGGGACGAATCAGAATCTCACCGGCATCTTTACCACCGGAAACTTCACGCCCCACGGCGCGACGACGGCCGACCTTCCGGCGAAGAACGCAACACTCTTTGACCTGATTCTTTTTGCGAAGACCAAGGTTGAAAAGGCGTTCTTCCGTCCGAACATCATCCTGCTCAATCCGGTGAACTGGTCGCAGATGCTCATGGAGAAGAACGCCTCCGGCGACTACTACCTCGGGCACCCGGCTTCTGTCGCGCCGAAGACCCTGTGGGGCCTTCCGATCTGGACGACCCCGGCGATTCCGCAGGGCAAGTTCATGGTCGGTGACTTTACGCAGGCGGCTACGCTCTGGACGCGTCAGGGCATGACCGTCGAGCTCTTCGAACAGGACGTCGACAACGTGCAGAAGAACCTCGTCACGATCCGCGCCGAGCGCCGCCTCGGCTTCGGCATTGAGCGCGTGTCTGCTCTTGTCGGCGGCGATCTTGCGCTACCGGCCGCGGCCAGCGCTCTCGGAAAGTAAGGAGATAGAGGATGGGCGTGGAAGTTTCGACGGCTCTTCCTGCGGTGACTTTGGACGAAGCCAAGCTTCACCTGAGAGTTGAGAGCACGGCTGATGACGATCTCATCTCCGCGCTCATCCTTGCCTGTACGCAGATGGCCGAGCATGAGCTGCAGCGCGGGCTCGTCACGCGCGAGGGGACCGAGGGCTACGGCGATTCTCCGGAAGCCGTCCCGGCCGCTATCCGGCAGTGGATTCTCGTGCATGTCGCCTATTACTACGAGCACCGCACTTCGGCGACGGAGGGGGCTTTGTCGCCGCTCCCTTTTGTGAGCGCGCTGCTTGACCCTTTTAGAACGTGGACCTGATCATGGACCTTCCGGAAATTGGCGAACTCAATCGCCGCGTGAAGATTCTCGTACGAGAGGCAAAGCCTGACGACAGGAACGGCTTTTCGCAAACGACCGTTGAAAAAGATGAAGTGTGGGGGAAGCTCGCCGTAGTCGGATCGGGGATGTATTTCGGGACGAAGCAGGTGAGTTCGGAAGTGACGCACCGCGTCTACATCCGAAGCTATGAAGGGCGGACGCGGCCGCAGGATCTGTACGGCGTCACCGAGCTGGTGATCGATGGGGTGCTTTATAGGGTGAAGCGGGTTGCGGATGCAGGCGGTGAGCGCCGCTTTACGGTCATGGACGTAGAGGAGAAGGGAGATGCTGGTAAGCGCGCAGGTAGACCGAGGCTTCCGGAATATTGACTATGACCCGAGGGCGCTGAGGCAGCCGCTTCGATCCGCGGGCAACGAAGTCCGCAAGGCGGCTCGCCGCCTGATTGCGCGCAGGGCGGTTTCAGAGGCCGGGCAGTACCCGGGCAGACAGACGGGCCGCATGCAGAGATCGATCCGCGTGCGGCTTTCCCGATCCGGATATGCCGTGATGGTCTCGCCGTCGAAGACGAGCTCGATGCCGGTCTATTACCCGGCTTTTGTCGTCTACGGGCATCGGGGGCCGAATACGGAAACCGAAGCACAGGCCCGCAGGCATAAGAAGCGCCCGGGCGAAAAGGTGGCGGCTCCGCGCAGGAACTTCATCGAGGATGCCGCAAAGCAGGCGGCCCCCGACTTCAAGAGGTCCATGGCGGACGCCTTGGCTAATGCAATTAAACCGGGGCTGATATGAGACTTGATCCGATCATTGCCGCACTTCGAAGGAGGTGCCCGTCTTTCGAGAACCGCTTTGCGGGGGCGGCCGAGTGGGCAGGACTTACGGAGGATGAGGCTCCGGCTCTGCCTGCGGCCTATGTCGTCCCGCTCGCTGAGGATGCGGGCGGGAATGAGTCGCGGGTGGGCTATCTGCAGACCGTGACGAACACTTTTGCGGTGATTGTTCTGGTCAGCAATGTCTGCGACGAGCGCGGGCAGAAGGCTTTCGATTCTCTTGAAGGCCTGAGGCTCGAGCTCTTCCGCGCCATCCTCAGCTGGCAGCAGGATCCTCCTGCCGAGTACAGCGAGATTGTCTACTCGGGCGGGCAGGTGCTTTACATGGACGATGCCCGGCTGGCTTTCCAGTTTGAGTTCTCATTCGAGACCTATCTCGATCTCAGCGATACGTGGCAGGGAGTGGACCTCGATGAGCTCGGACCTCTCGAGGGCGCGGACATCAGGGTTGACTGTGTTGAACCGTCGACCAAGAAGAATCAGCCGGACAACCAAATTGAAGCAACTTTGAAGGTGAACCTATGAGTGTTTCTTTCAACACCATCCCGAGCGGCGTGCGAGTGCCGCTTTTTTATGCCGAGGTAGACAATTCCGCGGCATTCACGCCGTCGGAGAGCACTCAGAGCCTCCTGATCGGCCAAATGCTCGATACGGGCACGGCAGAAGCCGGTAAGCCGGTGACGGTGTCTACCGCGGCCATGGCCAAGCAGCTTTTCGGCCGCGGGTCTCAGCTGGCCCGTATGGTGGTCGCCTATCGCACGGTCGATAGCTTCGGCCAGCTTGTTTGCATTCCGCTCGCTGACGTGACGAACTCCGTAGCCGCCTCGGCAGAGGTGACTTTCTCCGGAAAGGCGACTGAAGCCGGTACCCTGAGCTTCTACATTGGCGGTTCGCGCGTGCAGGTCTCCGTAGCAGAAGGCGCGGAGGCCGGTGTTGTCGCGCAGGCTCTTGCCGACGCCATTTCGCGGGAGAAGGACCTGCCGGTTACTGCGGCGGCTGCGGCTGCGGTCTGCACGCTCACGGCGCGCAACAAGGGCTCGCTTGGCAACGGTATTTTGCTCGCGCTCAATCTGCGCGGGCCGATTAACGGTGAAAAGACGCCTGCGGGCCTTGGCGTAGTGCTTGCGGCCATGGCCGGCGGCACGACTGATCCCGAAATTGCCCCCGCAGTGAAGGCGATGGGCGATGCGCAGTATGACTTCATCGGCGCCCCCTATTCGGATGCCGCGGTGCTTGACGCCTTCCAGACGGAGATGAACGACACGTCCGGCCGCTGGTCGCCTTTCCGGCAGATCTACGGCCACGTATATACGGCAAAGCGCGGCGACGTGAATGCGCTGAAGACGTTCGGCAACGCCCGAAACGACCAGCACTGCACGATTGTGGGGGTTGAGCCGGAGCTTCCGACCCCGATTGAAGAGGTGCTCGCGGCCTATCTCGCCCGGACGTCGGTGTTCATTTCAGCTGACCCCGCGCGGCCCACGCAGACGGGCGTGCTCACCGGCGTGATGGCCGCTCCTTCCGAGAGCCGCTTTATCACGACCGACAGGCAGACGCTTCTTGAAAACGGCATTGCGACGCTTACGACGACATCCGGCACGGTCATGATCGAGCGCGCGGTGACGACCTATCAGCGCAACAGTTTCGGCGACGCGGACGCATCGTATCTCGACAGCGAAACGATGCACACGCTCGCATACGTGCTTCGCCGCATGAAGTCGCTCATCACGACCAAGTACGCACGCCACAAGCTCGCGAACGACGGGACCCGCTACGGTGCCGGACAGGCGATCGTGACGCCTTCGGTGATCCGCGGCGAGCTGGTGGCGCTCTATCGGCAGCTCGAGCTTTCGGGGATTGTCGAGAATGCGGATCTCTTCAAGCAGTACCTGATTGTCGAAAGGAATGCAGACAATCCGAATCGGCTGGATGTCCTCTTCCCGCCCGATCTCGTCAATCAGCTCCGCATCTTTGCGGTCCTCAATCAGTTCCGTCTTCAGTACGCGGAGGAATAAGAAATGGGAAAGAGACTAGCCGGCACCTGCTACTTCAAGGTGGACGGAGAACAGCTCGAACTTCAGGGGGACCTTGAGTTCCCCTTTAACTCGGTGACGCGCGAGACCATGGCCTCGACCACCGGCGTCGTCGGTTTCAAGGAGACGGTGACGGTCCCGTACGTCGCGGGCACGTTCATCGTCCCGGAGAGCTTTCCCGTCAGCAAGCTGATGGAGTCAACGGCGATGACGATTACCGCAGAGTGCGCGAACGGCATGGTTTACACGCTTTCGGAGGCATTCATGGTGGGCGACATTCCATATAAGCCCATTGACGGTACGGTGGCGCTGCGCTTTGAGGGCACCGCAGGAGAACTTGCATGATCTACGCACTGACAACGCCGATTGAGATTGCGGGCAAGGAAGTCACGGAGCTCGATCTCAAGGAAGAGAGGCTCGACACGAAGCTTATCAAGCGGCTCGGGTTCCCCTTCACGGTTGGCGCGGATCTGACGCCGGCGCCCCGCCCGAGCGTTTGCGCGGACTACATCACCCGCCTCGCGGCTATTTCGCCCTCTGAGGTCGAGAAACTCAGCCCCAGGGATTTCATGGCGATTTGCTGGGCACTGATTAGTTTTTTCGGGGAGCAGGCGGGCTCGACGTCTCAGGACTAGTCGATCTGGCTTTTGACGTGGCCTACGGCTGGAGGATCTCTCCTGATGAGGCGCTCGCGCTTCCTTTGTCGGAGCTTCTGCTCTATGTGGAGCAGTGGAACCGAATTCAGGAGAGATTGAAGGAGATCTAAATGGCGGGACAGGATTTCAGACTTACCGCGATTCTTGCGGTCCGGGACACGATGACCCCCGTCATGAAGCAGGTGTCTGCGCGGTGGGGGAACTTCCGGAAGGTAATTGACGGCACGCAGTTTAAGAACCTGCAGAAGCAGGTGGCGCTCTTCAACCGCTCGATGCAAAACGTCGCCGCTACCGCCGGTGACGTAGCGGGCCGGATTGGCGGGCCGTTCCTTGCTTTAGCCGGCTCTGTGGGCTTCAGCCTTCAGCAGTCGGTGACGAACTTCGCGAGTACGGGCGACGCGCTTGACAAGATGAGTCAGCGCATAGGCATTACCGCGGAACAGCTGCAGGAGTTCTCCTATGCCGCTACGCACGCGGGTGCCGCTCCGGAAGATCTCGAGGATGCGCTCAAGGATCTCGGTGAGCATATGGCGGAAATCGCCAACGGCATCGACACCTCGAGCGACGCCTTCACGCTCTTTCAGAAGCTTGGAATCGAGATGAAGGACGCGGCCGGGAATATGCGCCCGGTCGAGCAAGTCTTTCTTGATCTTGCCGACGCCATTCAGCGCAATGAAGATCCGGCTCTTCGGGCGAAGATGGCAATGGCGACCATGGGTGACAGCGGCCGCAAGCTGATTCCGATGCTCACCAGCGGTTCGGACGGGCTCAAACAGATGGCCGCGCAGGCGAGAGGTCTGGGGCTCGTGATGTCGAACGATGCGGTCGCGTCTGCCGCAACGATGACGGACCACATGGATGACATGCGTGCTGTCATCGGATCGGTAGGCAACGCGATCGGGGCAAAGCTCGCGCCGACGGTGATTCGCATGTCGGATCGCTTTCGCGATCTGGCCGCGGCTAACCGTGAGGCTTTTTCGCTGAAGTTTGCCTCCGTCGCTGAGCGGCTGGCGCAGACAATCGAGAAGATCGACTTCGAGGGCATCGCCTCTGCGGTGCTGACCTTTGCTGACTACGCAATCCGCGCGTTCAACGCAATCGGCGGCTTCAACACGGTGCTCTACGCCATGGGCGCGATCATGGCCGGAAAAACGCTCATGAGCGTTATTGCGCTCGGCTCTTCGATCATCTCGATGGTGCAGACGTTCGGCACCCTGGTGACTGCAGCGCGAACTGCTGCCGTAGCAATGGCCGGGGCGTTCGGGCCTGTTGGTTTGGTGCTGACAGCCGTGGCGGCGATAGCCGGCGTAGTGATCGCCAACTGGGACCGCATTTGGCCGGCGCTGAAGGCAGGAGCATCTGCGGCCGCCGACTTTATCGGCGCGGTTTGGGACACGGTTGTACCAAAGTTCCAGGCAGTTTTCGGGTCGCTGTTGTCAATTGCGAAGGCCTTCTTCCAGGGAGACATCAGCGGTCTGCTGAGCGGGTTTGACGACCTGTTTCAGGCGGCATTCAACTTGCTTCCGGACAAATGGGCAAAGGCCTGCCTCAACTGGTACGAGGGAATTAAGGAAAGTCTGAAGAGCGTCGGGAAGATGATCTCGGATTACTTCACGAACTTCGACTTCAAATCCCTGCTGCCGGACTGGGTAAGCGACCTTTTCGGAGGAAGCAAAACATCCGGCGACGGGCAGCCGATGCGGAATCCCCAGGTGACCCCTGAAGCCCGCCTGAGCGGGCGCATGAACATCAGCGTAACCGCTTCCGGAGGAGCATCCGCGGCCGTAAGCGACGTTTCCGGGTCTCCGGGGCTGGATATTTACGGTCAGGTAGGTCGATCGGATCGCTTTGTAGGAGCTGACTGATGTCTATTCGTAGTGAACAGCTTCTGCCGGCGAGCTTTCGCGGCGTGCCTTTCGAGGTGACGAGCGGGAGCCTCAGAGCCGGCCGGCGCACCGTGGTACATGAGTACCCGCAGCGCGACAAACCCTATGTCGAAGACCTTGGCAAAGCCACCAGGCAGATCACGATTGAGGCCTTTGTAGTCGGCGACGACTACATCGCGCGCGGAACGGCGCTTTTAGCTGAGATCGAAAAGCCGGGTTCCGGGGCGCTCATTCATCCGTGGCTGGGCGAAATGACCGTTACGGTCACGTCTGTGAGCGAGCTTAAGTTCGACACCGGGCTCGGGACCGCTTACCTGACCTTCGTCGCTACAGAAGCCGGGGACCTTGAGTTTCCGGCAACGGGCGCCGACACTCAATCGGCGGCGCTCGAGGCGGCCGACGGGCTGGAGCTCTCGGCGGTCAGCAAGTTCGTCGACTCGATAGATCTATCGATCGTTTCAGAGTACATCGACGCGGCGCTTTCCGGCGCTCTTCTCGACGTGCTTGGGGTGGTCGGCAGCGCGGAAATCGCGAAAGCGTTCGGCTTCGCGACCGGGGTGGCGGATCTTGCTTCGAAGGGGCTCGCGCTCATCTCGAAGGATCCGAAGGTGTTTGCGCAGAAGCTCGCCGGGGCTCTCGGGCTGTCGAAGTGGGCAACGACGGCGACGGCGTGGAGCCGGGTGGCGAAGCAGCTCAGGAACCTGGCTTCGGATGAGAAGCTTTCCTCCGGTACGAGGGCGAAGATAGAAGCCGATCGGGATAGGCTGCCGCTCTCCGATACGCAGAAGGCGGCCATGACGAACCGTGCGGCGGTGGAAAGCCTCACGCGCCAGCTTCTTCTTGCGCAGGTTGTCGGCGTCAGCGCTTTGATCGGGACTTCAAAGGACACGTCGGCGCCGGGGGCAGTGCTCACGGCTGCGGCAGAACCTTTCGCCGAGCAGGAACCGATTCAGAGCTACGACGATCTCATTGAGGTCCGCGATCAGCTTCTGGACGTTCTAGATCAGGAACTCCTGATGGAGACCGACGATGAGACGTACCAGGCGATTGAGGCGGCGAGGACTGCGGTCTTTGAGGCCATTACTGAACGTGCTGACACTCAAAGCCGATTGTTTACGACGGTTCCGCCGGACATTATGCCGGCCGTTGTTCTGGCCTATGACTATCACGACGACGCCAATCGCGACCGCGAGATAGCGCTGCGCAACGGCATTGATCACGAAGGCTTCTGTCCGGCCGAAGAAATGAAGGTTTCAAGCGAATGAGCTCAAATCAGGTTGAAATCCGTGTCGGCGGCAAGCGCTACGGCGGCTGGAAATCGGTTCTCATCACATCGAGCATCGAACAGGTCGCCCGGGCGTTTGCGCTTGAAGTCACGGAGAACTTTCCGGGCAATACGGCCTTCACGGCGCTTCAGACCGGCGAGCTCGTACAGGTCTATATCGGCGAAGATCTGGTGTGCACGGGGTACATCACCTCGACGCCCATCCGCTACGACGGCAAGACCATTACCGTACAGGTGCAGGGGAAGAGCCGAACGGTTGACCTCGTTGATTGCTGTCCGCCGTCTGCGGCCTATGCGCCCCCGGCGGCGAGCGCCAATCTGTGGTCCGAGGTGAAGGGCAAGAGCGGTAAGGCGCAGGCCTCTCCCTCAACGGCCGCGAAGCCTCAAACCTCCTGGAAGAACCTTCCGGCGGGTCGCATCATCGAAGAGCTGGCGAAGCCGTACGGCATTACGCTCACGATCTCGGCGGAGAGCAACGAGGTGAAGACCCATACGGTGAATCCCGGAGAGACGGTTTTCGAATCGATCAAGCGGCTCATTACGAAGGACAATCTCGTATTGACTGACGATGAGGCAGGAAATCTTGTGCTGGTTGAGCCTGGCGGGGCCGGACAGGCGACGGACGCCCTTGAGCTCGGCGGCAACATCCTGAAGGCTTCAGCGAGGTTCGATGCGTCGGCGCGGTTTTCGCACTACGTTGCGCTCGGACAGCATGCCGGTACGGATGAAGATTTCGGGCGTACCGCTGCGGAAGACAAGGGTATTGCTGTAGACCCGGAAGTGAAGCGATTCCGGCTGAAGGTGCTCAAGGATAGCGGGCAGGCGTCGTTGAAGACCGCCGGTGATCGAGCCCAGTTCGAAGCCAATTTTCAAGCCGCACGCTTTCGCGCCGTCACCTACACAGTGCAGGGCTGGAGACAGTCGGATGGCTCTCTGTGGCGGCCGAACACAAAGGTTATAGTGCGCGATCAAACGCTTTTTCCGGGTGGCTTAGAAATGCTGGTTGTTCAAACGAAGCTCCAACTCTCTTCGGCCGGAATGACCGCCGAGTTAGGGCTTATGCCCCCCGATGGCTATAGACGAGACGCCGCGAAAACGGATACAAAGCAAACGTCTTCGACGTGGACGAACGTGAAATAATCTGGGGAAAGGAGGCAGTTATGCGCATTTTCTTTCTCATCGCGCTGAGCGTTGCCTCGCTTGGCACCCAGGCGTTGACGGTTGTCCCTAGCAGGCATTTGGTCTGCGAAAAGTACCCCGGAACTATGCTGGATAAAGAATGCAAATATGTCCCGGGCGGCGAGCCTGATCTAGGTTTTAAGCTCGAGCCGTCTGACCCGAAAGAGGTGATGTCGATCACGAAGGACATTAACGGCTGGATCACGATCGAGCGCCGGGACGGCGCGCACGAGAACTTCAGGCCCGACGGTATGGGCGGGTGGCAACGTCAATGATTTTTGAAAGGCTGCAGAGATGCGGCCTTTTTTGTTATGAGCGGAAGATTGGACGACATCATGGCCCGCGGCGTCGTTTCGGCGGCCGACGGAACGAAGAAAATGCGCGCGGTACAGGTGCGGCTGCTCGCGGACGAAGTGCGGGATGATCTGGAGCACGTCGAGCCCTATGGCTTCACTTCGGAGCCGAAGGACGATGAGCTGCCGGAGGCCTTCGCGTTGTTTTTCGGCGGCGATCGATCTCACGGCATCGTGTTCTGCGTTGCTGACAGGCGCTTTCGTCTGAAGAACATGAAACCTGGTGAGGTCGCCATTTACGACGATCTCGGGCAGAAGGTCTATCTGACGCGCGACGGACTCGTGATTGAGACGCCAGGCACGCTGACGGCAACGGTCGCTAAAAATGCGACCGTAACGGTGGGCGGAAATCTGACGGCAGAAGTGGCCGGAGATGCCGCGCTGAAAGCGTCTTCTGTGAAGCTGGATACGCCTGCCACGACCTTGACGGGAACTTTGACCGTTCAAGGGCTGATCACCGGTCAAGGCGGCATGGCGATCAGCGGCGGCTCCGGCGCGAGCGTCACCGGCGATCTGACGACGACTGGTGATGTGAAGGCGGGCCCGATCAGCCTGAAGACGCACACGCACACCGAGCAAGGCGACGGTGCGGAGACATCCGGGCCGCGCTAACCGTACGAGCTTTTCGTACAGACCAAAAAGCAAACCCCGCAGGGCCGGAATCCTTGCGGGGTTTTTCGTATCTGATGCAAGAGATCAGACATGGAAATTTTACCTTCATTTGACTTGGTGAGGCTTATGACAACACCAGATCTTCCGCTCTACGGTCAGCTTTTCGCCTATGGCGTCGGGCTTGCCGGTATCGGTTTCGGCCTCAAACAAATAGTCGGCGCGGTCACTCAGGTTCTTGAGTGGTTCCGCAAATAACGGAAACACACTATGGACATGATGCTGAACGGAAAGCCGGCCGACATATCCGACTTCGAGGCTGATGAGCTGGCTGCGGCCGTGCTGATCAGCCTGTTTTCATGGCGAAAGTCCAACCCGGACGACGGGGTGAAGGCGCCGACTCGTCAGGGATGGTGGGGCGACACTTTCGCGGAGGCGGCCGGTGATCGAATCGGCTCGCGCCTCTGGCTGCTGCAGCGGCAGAAGGTTTTTTCGACGACGCTCCGGCGCGCGGAAGCCTATGCGAAGGAGTCTCTGCAATGGCTCATCGATGATGCAGTAGTTGCCCGCATTGAGGTTTCTGCGGAGCGCTCGGGGACTGACCAGATCGCGCTGCGGGTTACCTGCTATCGGCCTGATGACACGCAGGCGCTTCAGGCGCGATTCCAGAATGTTTGGGAGTGAAAATGTCTTTTGAAAGACCTACGCTCGCGGAGATCATCCGGAGAGTTCAGGCAGATGCGGAGAGCCGCATAGGAAAAAAGGTGATGCGCTGGTCGCTCGCCTCCGTCATGACGCGTGTCATTGCGGGCGTTTCCCACGGGCTTCACGGCTACATCGCTTTTGTGCTCCGGCAGTGCTTTACGAGCACCGCCGAAGGGAACTACCTCGAGAGGCGTGCTTCCGAGTACGGCATCTACCGACTGCAGGCAAGCAAGGCCGTCGGTACCGTCACCTTTACCGGTACAGGTGTCGTGCCCGCCGGGACGCAACTTCAAAACGAACGTGGGGCGGTCTACGTCACCACGGACGAAAGCAAAGACGGCGCGGCTCCGCTTGAGGCGGCCGATGCGGGCGCTTCGGGCAATTCAGAGGCCGGCATGCAGCTGACGCTCGTGAGCCCCGTCGTCGGTGTGATGAGCTCGGCCGTTGCTGGCGAGCTCACCGGAGGTGCGGACGCAGAGGGGGACGAGAGCCTGCGGGAACGACTTCTTGCGCGACAAAAGAACCCGCCGAAAGCCGGCACGAAGGCGGATTACGTCGCCTGGGCGAGGCAGGTTCCCGGCGTGACGCGCGCCTGGTGCTACCCGCAGGAGCTCGGTATGGGGCATGTCACGGTGCGCTTCATGACGGACGGCATGACGTCGAACGGCATCCCGAACGAAACCATGATAAGGCGCGTAACGGACGAGATCGAAGCGAACATGCCGGTTACGGCGATGCTCCACGTCGTCGCACCGATCCCGAAGCCGCTGAATCTCACGCTCGACATTCTCCCGGAGACTGAGGCGATCAAGGCGAAGATCGAATCCGCCATTGAATCGGTCGTTCTTGCAGAAGCGATCCCGGGCGGCTCGATCCTGCTGACTTCGCTTGACAGAGCAATTTCCGGGGTGGGCGAAGTTACCAGTTACCGCATTCAGTCGCCGACGGACGACGTGGCGGCGAGCGTAGGCGAAATCTTCGTTCCGGGGACGATCACGTGGGTGTGATATGGCGCTGACAGAAAGAGATTATTCGCACCAGATCGACGAGCTTCTTCCGAGAGGGCCGATCTGGAAAAGGACTCCGGGGGGCGCACTCGACGCTGTGTTGTATGCCCTGGGAAGAGAGGCCGCGCGCGTCGACGCCCGCATCAATCAGGTAATCGAGGAATCCGATCCGCGCACCTCTATAGAGGAGCTCGCCCGGTGGTTTGACGACTACGGCATTCCGTCCGCCTGCCTTGAGGCGATCGCAGATCCGTCTCAGGAGCAGATGCGGCAGGAGCTTCTCGCGAAGATCACGTCGAATCTCGGATTGACTGCGGCTTTTTTCGAGTCGCTTGCCGGGACGCTCGGCTACCAGGCAAAGGTAACGACCTTCACGGAGCATGACGTGAATGACGACGTGGCGCATCCGCTCTACGAAAAACAGTGGACGACGGTCATGACGCTTGGCATCACGATCCGGTCTAACGGGAATGCCGAATACCTCGATGTGACCTGGGGCGCTGATGAGCCTCTTGCTCGCTGGGGAAATGCTTTGCTGGAATGCGTGATCCGGGCGCTTGCTCCGGCTCATGTGTATGTCATTTTTATGTATGAGGAGGACGCCTGATGGCTACTAAAGGTTATTGGAAATCCGGCGCGGTTGATTCGCCGCCGGACACATCTACGCTCACTTCTAAAGGGTACCCGACGTCGGGCGACCCGAAAACCGGGACCCCGGCGACAAAGCCGGGTGCCGCGTGGTACTACCTGCAGGATCAAATGAGAAACACCGTTATTGAAGCCGCGGGGCAGACGCTGGCCGAGCCGCCATCCGCAACTCAGTTCCTCGAGGCGCTTCGAACCATGAAGTGGCTCGCCGATAACACTATCCCGGGCGGAAAGATTGCCAACGCCTCGATCACCGGAGCAAAGCTGACCGCGAAAACCGTCGTCGGGGGGAACCTCGCGGATCTATCGGTGTCGACGGCAAAACTCGCGGCGGGCGGCGTAACCAAGGACAAGATCGCACAAGGCGCGGTCGACGGCACACGCCTCGCGACGCAGAGCGTCGCTTTCTCGCATCTTCTTCCCGCGATTATCGCGACCGAGGGGCAAGTCACTGAAGGCACCGCAAAGAACGTTCTGATGACGCCTTTCCTTACGAAGCTGATGGTCCAGGCCTTCAATCCGCCGGCGGTCCCGCCCGGCACGATCATCCACTACGCCGGGCGCACGGTCCCGAGCGGCTGGCTCATCTGCAACGGCGCGAATGTGAGCCGAACCGACTACGCGGCCCTTTTCGCGGCTATCGGTACGATCTACGGTGCCGGCAACGGGTCGACAACCTTTGGCCTGCCGAATTTGAACGGTCGCTTCCTCGAAGGCACAACGTACACTGGTTCTGTCGGCACTTACCACTCAGCGGGGTTACCGAACATCACGGGTACGATTTTGGGCGCAGCAAACGATGGGCACTACTTCACCGGCGCTTTTAGCCGAACCGGAGACGGGCCATCAAAGACCTACGGAGCCGATGACGGCATCGAACGGTATAACAGCACCGCGGACTTTTATGCCAGCAGAAGTTCCGGCGTGTACAGTAAGGCCACAACGGTTCAACCCTCGGCGATGGTGGCTTTAGTCCTGATCAAGTCTTAATGAGGGCTAGTGTCGCCAGTGCCGCTGGTTGAACTACACTGGTCGCTCCGTATACAGATGAACACCTGTTAGCGTTCATGTAAACGTGTCTCCCATCGCTCGCTCCCCCGCTGTTTGAATGCACCCCGGTTTCCCCGTTCGTAAAGGCCCCAGTGGTCTGCATCGCGCCAGTATTGCCGTGAGAGGTGAAAGACCCCGTGATGTTCGGACGGACATCCATGCAATAATTTGAGAACCACAAGGGGGGAGCACTCCATCTCCAAGCAAATCGCCGGGCGCGGCGCAAGGGCTTAGCAGAATTCGCGACGAAAGCCGCGAACGGCCCTGCTTAATGCAGGTATGACAAAGCCCAGCGCTATCAACACTGGGCTTGTCGGTTTTGCAAGGAGACTGAGAGTGTCCAAACTCATCCTTGCTTCATGGGAGACTTTACCACAGGTCTCAATCATCTGGACCGGGGACATCAACCTTGATGGCCTGGTACTGGCTCTGATTGTCGCCCTGTGGCTCGTCCGCAAGAAGCTGTAAAGCGCAGGGGTCGTTTTCTTCGGAGAGCGGCCCCTCTTGCGTTTCCGAACATCACGGGTACGGGATGGTTCTACGGAACTGAAACCATTGAATACACGACTGGAGCTCTCCGGGGCGACAACACATCTAGAACTCGTGAGCATGGTGCTCACGGCGATGTTGTGAAGCAGTATCCGCAGCTCCAACTCGATGCGTCTTGGTCGGACGCTCAGTATGGAGCTGCTTCCAATGTGCAGCCGAATTCGCTCAGGGCTCTCGCACTCATCAAAATTTGATGAGTGGCATTACCTGCATAGATGCAGGTTGAGCGACTGAGGAAGTCCCGTAAATGGAATTGCTAATGCTCGCGTCGAATGCTTGGTATTGAGCCGCGCCGTATCCTTGATGCCATCCCAATTCTCTTGTCGCAGATCCAGTGGATTTTGAAAAGGCACCGTCGATGAAGGTATCCGCATACCGGAGAGCTTCGCCCGAATGACCACTTATGTTCGGCCATTCAATTTGGCGTTTTCGGGGCTTGAGCGCGTTGCCTCAGCAGTGTGCCAAGCCCCACAGATCGGAAGCGCTATGGCTAAGGGTTGTCGCTGCGGCCATTGGGAAGCAGAGGCATCAGCCCGGCACTTCGGGCACAGTGCTCAAGGTAGTCGCTCCACGCCCGCATGACCGCTCGTCTCGCGTCGAGGTAATCGCTCCTTTGATAGGCGCGGGATACCTGAGAACCTGAGACGTGAGAGAGGCAGGCTTCGGCGACTTCGAAGGGTGTGCCCATGTCCGCCATCCAACAGCGGGCCATTGATCGCAGGCCGTGGGCCACAAGCCTTCCGGTCAGGGTGGTTCCGTGCAGATATTTGGCGAGTGCTTGGGAAGAGATGTGGGAGCCAGGGTCGCGCCCGGCGAAGACGTAGGAGCTTCTGGGGTGCGGGGAGAGAGATGCTTCCTTGGCGAGGAGAAGGCGCATGAAAGTGGTCAATGGGACGCGGTGCAGGCGTTCCTTTTTCATCTCAGCGGCAGGGATGGAGAGGGTATCGCCGTCGATCCACGCCTTCCGGAGCTTGGCGGTTTCTCCGGGCCGGAGCATGGAAGCGAGGGACCAAAGAAAGAGCACTTGCATCCGCATGGTGGCGTCCTTAAAGACATTCATCACTTTTGGCAAATCGCGCCATGAGATGGAGGGCATGGGCCGCACAATTGGAGGAGCAAATACCCGACTTACGCGGTCAATCGGGTTGTGCAGGATGTATCCAGCGCAGACAGCTAAATCCATGATCTCTCGCGTGCGCATTAGGACTCGCTTGAGCGTGGCTTGATGGCCTTCTGCTTCAATGTGCCTGACGGTGGCTATGACGAGTGGAGCTGTGATCTCGTCGAGCTGGCGGCATCCCAGCGGCTTGATGACATATCGCTCCAAGCGGCGCTTCTCATCCATGTACGAGACGATTCTGCCGCGCTTCAGGGTGCACCAAAGGCGAAATGCATCAGCAAACACATATCCCTTAGGCGGCTCCTGTCCGAGTTCTTTGCGCTTTCTTCGGGCGAACTGACGCGCCTGAAGCAGAGAGATTTCGGGCCAACGCCCGAGAGCGAGATCAGTAACCCGTCCTCCGTAAGAGATGCGGAGGCACCAACTTTTGACGCCTGAGGGATGAACTCTCAAGGTAAGGCCGTGACCATCGGTCACGGTGTATCGCTTTTCACGCGGTCGCAAGGCCGCAATTTTTCTTG